TAATGGCATTTTTTAGACAATTCCCCAGAACCGCGTATGTAATAGACGGAAGTCTTGTTAACATTCCAGACTTGTTTCGCCGTGTGGGAACAAAAGATATTTTTGATAATCTCACATATATGGATATGTATGATGTTCAAGATGGACAAAGACCAGAACATCTTTCTTATGACTTATATGATACTGTAGATTATTATTGGGTTATATTACTTTGTAATCAGATTATAGACCCATATCACGATTGGCCTAAATCAAATATTGATTTAAACAACTTTGCGAAACAAAGGTATGGTGAACTTAACTTACAAAAAGTACATCATTATGTTGATAGTACAAATGAAGATATCAGAGTTGACTATGACCAAGCAAAGTTTAATACTGGTGACATTAAAGCAGTAAGCAATATCGAACACGAAGAAAAAGTTAATGAAGAAAAGAGAAGGATTAAAGTACCAAGAAAAGAGTATATTGCAGAAATAGCAGGACAATTTAAAAGATTGATAAAAGGAAGATAATACATCATGGATAACTCAGTCCCAACAGCAGGCTCTATAAGTATAGAAGCAATAGACCTTTTAACATCCCCAGAGGCTGGAAAGGAGACTATTGACATAAGAAATTATGTCGGTGATGTTGTTATTAAAGAAAGTATATTTACTAACTATTTTACGATGGAACTGTCTATAGGTGATAGTAGAAATCTATTAGGTAATCTGCCTATTATGGGTGGAGAGATTATAACGGTAAAGTTTGTATCTAAACATTTAAGTGATACGAACCCATCACAATGTATAGAACAGTCATTCGTTGTTCACTCTATTTCTGAGAGAAAGTTTAAAGATGATAGGGAACAATTTTATGTATTGCGGTGCATAACACCAGAAGGATATAAGAATAATACGGTTGTTATTAGCGAAAGGTTTACTGGTTCACCAAAAGAAATATTTACAGACATTTATACTAGGTTTTTAAAAGAACCACAAGTAATTAGTCAGAAAGGTGGTACGCGAGATGGGCCTGAACTCAACTTTATGGATGTTGGTGGAAGCCAAGGATTCAAAAAAGAGAACATATGTTTTATCTCTAATTATTGGACTCCATATAAGTGTCTTAACTTTCTTTCAAATAAATGCGCTCCAACTGCAGCTGGTGGTAAAGAGTTGATGCCTAATGTTAGATACTTTCAATCTGACAAGGGAACTTATGCAGTTAGTCTATCTAAAATGGCTGCGTTTTACAAAGAACAAAACGCTATATATGATGAATTCTTTTACATTCCCACAGGTAGTGACGCATTTCAATTAGGTGAGAAAAGAAACGCTAGGGGTGGTTACAATTATATTAGTCCTTTCTTATCAAATAAACAAAACACAATGTCTGGTTTAAATATTCCTCATTTTACAAATGACTTAGATGACCAACTTTCTGGATATCAAGGAAACTTGACAGTCGGGTTTGATATGACCACGCGACTTCCTTACCATATGGAGTTTGATTATACGCCACTTCAACCAACGAGAGTGGAACAAAATAAAAGAACAATACCAACAGGATACGATGACTTTTATCATATAGAGAATAATAGTCCAATGAGAAAAGTGCCGTTAACTAATCCAAGGTCTTCATTGAATGTACAAATAGGTTCTTCACAAATGTGGACTGACCAAAACTTTGGTTATGATTGGAGATTTATATTAGATACTGCTTATAGAGATACAGCACTAGCAGAATTAAAAAGACTACAAATTGATTTCGAGGTGCCAGGCCGAACAGATATTGACTTGGGTATGTTGGTTTATTTAAACTTTCCAAATACTTCTGAGAAAGGTCGAGACCCCAAACCAGAAGATTTGTTTGACGAGAGAATTTCTGGAATCTATAGTATTACAGCTGTTAGACACCACATATCAGTTGCGACTAGTAGTCATAGAATGAAGTTAGAAGTGGTAAGAGATAGTGTAGGAGATATATCATGATGACTAGATACCCCAATTTTTCTTGGTGGCAAGGAGTTGTAGAAGATAGAAATGACCCAGAACAATTTGGTAGATACCGTGTTCGTATAATAGGTTATCATACACTTGATAAGAATATATTACCTACAGAGTCTTTACCGTGGGCGATTCCCATGCAACCAGTTACCTCAGCTGCTATATCTGGTGTTGGTTCATCGCCTACTGGATTAGTAGAAGGTTCAACTGTAATCGGATTCTTTGTTGATGGTGAAGATGGACAGATACCAGTTATCATGGGTTCTTTTGGTGTAGAAGATAATGTACCCACAATAGACGATAAAGATACACCAGAGTCACCAGAGTCATTGGCAGAAAGAGGATTTTATGACCCAAATGGAAAATTCCCACGCAGAAAAGAATTAAAGATATCAGAAGATGAAGGACTGCTGGATAAAGTCAAGGGAATGGTTAGTGATGGTCTTGGTGGTGTATTAGACGCGGAAGGCAATAAACTTACTGCTCTCGCGGAAGGTGTTGATGAAGTTGATGTAGGTAAGAATGTTCTTGGAGAAGCATCATCCTCTAGACTTGCTAGGGGTGATATGTCAGAAAATCACTATTCGTTAAAGGGAAAAAGAGAAACGAGAATAGGAGCTGGCGAAGATGACAATGGTATACCGCGAGGATTTGCAAGTAAAATATCTGGATGGAATAACAAAGAACTCCCATACAACCATGATAATGATGGTGAAGAGGTTCCAGTATCGCCAGGCATATATGAACCGACTTATTGGGAAGAACCGCACCCACAAGGTTCCGAAACTTCTAAATCCCAGTATCCATATAACCATGTAAGGGAAACAGAAAGTGGACATGTCTTTGAGGTTGATGACACACCAGACGCGGAAAGAATACACGAATATCATACTGCTGGAACATTTAGAGAAATTCAACCAGACGGAACCAAAGTAGAAAAAATTGTTGGTGAAGATTATGTCATTGATTTAAGTAACAGATACATGTATGTCAAGGGCAACTTTGACCTTATGGTAGAGGGTGATTATAATATTAATGTCAAGGGAAACAAATACGAACATATAAGTGGACACTCATATAATACTGTAATGGGTAATAGGTTAAACAAGATACAAGGACACGAGTTAGTTGATACGGAAAGTACATTTTCTATACACACAGTCGGAAACTATAATGTTCAAGTTGGGGCTACTGACAAAAAGAAAGCATCACTTAGTAATTACAAATTAAGGGTAACTGGAGATACTAATACTACTCACCAAGGCCCACATCGTAACTTCAATAGAGGTGGTTTGGAAAGTGTTACAACTGGAGATGCTAATTTTAATGTTATGCCTAAATTTGGTATTGACACAAAAGCAGTAACGCAAATGATAAAAGATGGTGCTTCGGCAGCGCCTCCTAAGATTGTACAAGGTGGTTCATTTAAAGTTAGTGCATTTAGGAACATTGACCTTGCAGCTCAACCCACAGATATACCCAAAGTTCCAAAGTTTGGAAGTAGTATTAATATTCTGTCTGATAGAGTTAATACAACTGCTAGAGTTGATATGGTAGAAAGAATTGGTCAAGTTGGAACTGTTCATGCTAGTGCAGAGTCACAAATTATACCACAAGTGCCTGGCAGAAAATCCACATTCGCAGTCGGGCCACTTGGTGGAATCTATAATGTATTTTCCATGGCACCGATTATATTGCCAGGCGCTTTAGGTTATTTGGTTCCAGCATCTATTAGTGATGATATTATCGGGCCAGGTTCGATACTTAGAAATATTAATAATGTTGCGCCTTACCCAGCTACAGTTGGTACTATAACTGATAACATTACGGGTATTGGTGCAATAAACAGAACTATTATTGGTGCTGGTGCTATTACTGACCTCGCAACCGTTGGTGCTGTTTCTTACACCGCTGGTGGAGCTGCTACTCTTGCTGCTGGTGGAGCAGCTTCAATGACTGCTGGTGGAGCTGCTACTGTTACTGCTGGAGCAGCTGTTGCCATTTCTGCTGGAGCAGCTGCATCATTGTCTGCTGCTGGTGCTGTTACGGTTACTGGTGTTACGATTGCACTAAATTAAAGGATAAGAGATGAGTTGTAAGGGAATAGGAAAAGCATTTGGTGACATCGCGGATACCATTGATAATGCTAGCAAAGCACTAAGTGAAGGAATAGACGAGTTTGCAGATGGACTTGCCAATGATATAGGAGTCGCGTTAAACAAGATAAAATTTATCAAGGACTTTAAAGAACTTGAGGAGAAGTTTAAAGAGGAATTTGGTGACCTACAGGGATTAATAGAGTCTTTAAAAGAGGGTATACCATTCGCGGATGAACTTGGTGATTTGTTGGCATTGGCTGCACAAGTGGAAAGGTTTGCTGCTAAAGCTAAAGAGTTGGAAGACAAATATGGTGATAAAAACAATACCATAAATGAAATCCTAAGAGACCCCGCTGGATTCTTTGATAGTCTTGGCACAGATTTAGAAAGTCTATGTGAAGCGATGCCTAATTTTGAAAAGGCAAAAGACGGTAAAATTAAAGTAACTTCTGCGAAGTTCAGTCAAGATGCTGGACAAGTGGACTTAGAAGAAATTAAAAATGAGGGGTTTTCGCCCACGATAAAAAGGTTAAAGGATTTTCTCAAGAATTTAAGATTGGAAGTTGTACCAAAAGAATCAACAGTAGATAAAGATTTAAAGGCCTTTGGGTCTTAGTGCAAAAAGTATTATAAATAGTCACATGCTTAAACAACCTACTACAATATATAAAGATTTTGATTTGAGTTTTACAAAAAACCCAAATACAAAGGATATTGCTCGGAGAGTAGATGTTCAAGCGGTTAAACAGTCGTTAAAGTCATTGTTGTTAACTCAATATTATGAGAAACCATTCAAACCTCAATATGGTTCTCCAATAAGAGGACTATTGTTTGAACCAGTTGATATGGCTACTGGTACAAGTCTTGCGACAGAAATAAAAAGGGCGATTGTAAACTTTGAACCAAGAGTTGTAGTAGAAGAAGTAGAGGTCTACCCAGATCAAAATGAAAATGCATTTTCATGTAAAATATTCTTTCATGTGAGAGGGGTTAGGGAATTACAAGAACTAGGAATAGTATTGGAGAGGTTGAGATAATGCCAACAGCTGCTGTTATAGGAAATCTTACTACCAATGAACATGGGTGTAATACATCGGTTGCAATTGATGATTCCACTTATTTGGCAGACAACACTACTCTTGCATCTGGTGTAACAATTGGAGGCATACCTGTCGCAGTAGTAGGTTCTAAACTTGAAGACCATACAATTTTGACAGGTGGTAGTTGTGTTGCTCATCCATCTATGACTGTAACAGGAGGTTCTGCTACAGTAACAGTTGGTGGGAATGGTTTTGCTTATCAAGGAGCAGCTGTTTCTTGCCCAGGCACAATAACTGGTGCTTCTGGAACAGTTAGTGTAGGCGTGTAAATAGATAAAAAAAGAGAGAAGAGATGGCAGTTAAAAATGTAACAGAATTAGATTTCGATACGATAAAAACGAATCTAAAAGAACACTTAAAAAATCAAACTGAGTTTGCAGACTACGACTTTGAAGCATCTGGTATCTCGCAACTTGTAGATTTACTCGCATATAACACACATTATAATGCCGTTCTTGCTCACATGGTATCCAATGAAGCATTTATTGATTCTGCTGTCAAAAGGAATTCAGTCGTATCCATTGCGAAGACAATGGGATACACACCAAGGTCTGCCCGTTCTGCTAAGGCTGTTATTGACCTTACAATAGTACCAGACCCAGCTTTCGTATCAACGAGTCTTACTTTAACAAAAGACAAAGTATTTACATCCAATGTAAATGGAAGAAATTTTAACTTCTTACCAGATAAAGATTATACCGTAGATAAATCAATTGTTGATGGTGTGTCTGCTTTTAGATTCACTAATATAACTTTAGTGGAAGGTACAAGAGTTACCACTTCTGAGGTTATTAATAGTACGAACAGGTCTGGGCCAGTAATATTACCCAACGATAATGTTGATACTACTACCTTATCAGTAAGAGTACAGACTTCTAGTACCAACTTAAATGCTACACCATTCGCGTTGTCAGAACAAATTACTGGAGTTTCATCTACATCTTCAATATATTACTTAGAAGAAAGAACAGATGGATATTACCAAGTCGTTTTTGGTGACGGTGTTCTTGGTAAACAATTAGATGTAGGAAACATTGTCATATGCGAATACATTCTAGGAAATGCCACAAAAGGAAATGGTGCTAGGAAATTCTCTCCACCATCAAGTATTACAGGTTCAGCTGAAAATCTTACAGGTAAAACTGTTTCTGCAGCCACAGGTGGATTTGAGTTAGAAAATATAAACAGTATTCGTTTCAATGCACCGCGATTTAATTCTGCTAAAGGTAGGGTTGTGACATCTACCGACTATGAAACAGCAATTAAACAATCAAACCCAAATATTAAATCCGTAACAGTATGGGGTGGCGAAGATAATGTGCCTCCTGTTTATGGAAAAGTTTACATATCACTTCAACCTCAAACTGGATTTGTTATAACTGACACGGAAAAAAATGAAATTACTAACAATGTTATAAAACCAAAACTTCCAGTATCATTGGTTACTGAATTTGTTGACGCGGAAACTTTATTCATAGGTTTCAATATCGCTGTAACTTATGACCCGAAACTAACTACGGAAAGTTCAGACGCTATTAAGACAAAAGTATTAAATCAAATAACAACTCACTTTGATAGTAATGTTAACGAATTGAAGAAAAACTTTTTCTTTTCAAAATTAAGTAAAGAATTAGATGGAACAAGTGATTCTATTTTGGCAAACAATATAGAAATGAGGTTAATGAAAAAATTAACACCTACTCTTGGTACTCCTACTAGGTATCAATTGAAATATAATAACAAACTATTAGCTAGTTCTGTTAGAACGAATTACTTTACTGTAAATATAAACGGTTCTCAAGACGAAGTTTATATTACAGATAAACCAGATGAGACATTTACTGCCTCACAACAATATAATGGTCAAAGATTTAACCTTGCGAAAGGTGACCTTATTTTAAAAACAAAGGATACAAACACAATTATAGGGGGAACTGTAGGGACTATCGATTATGATACAGGGGCATTGGATATAACATCTTTGCGAATAGATGCTATAAGTGGGACAGGAAATAATGATGTTAGGGTTTACATAACACCACACGAAAGTGCAAAAAATATTTCCACAGATGATTTGGTTCGTGCAACCGAAGAACAAAGTTATGCTGTTACCGCTTTACCAGCAAGAAATATAATCCTATCCCTTGATGATTCTCAAGTAGATACCACCAACAATGTTAAACAAGGTGTTGCTGTTACTATGATATCAAGGGTAAAGGATGACTAATCGAATACCATCATATTTAGAGTATCTTAAAACCGTTGCCATAACCACGGCTGGTTCTGGATATACCTCACCTGTTAATCTTTTAATAGATGCACCTACTGGTGATAATCCTGTACAGGCTACAGCAACTGCTACTATTGATTTTGCTGGGTCTGGTGATATAACCGCGATTACTATTACTGAGGGCGGTGATGGATATGTTCTGACACCTTCAGTAAAGGTGGCGGGTAGCGCTACAGGTGTTACTAGTACTACTACAAGTACTGGTCTTGATGCTGGAACATATACTGCTGTTGAACCTACCTCTACGAGTGGGGTTGGTCAGTTTGGTACATTTACTGTTGTTATCAATGGTAATGGTGATGTAACTTCTATAACACCAGTTGATGGTGGTGGTAATTATGTACAAGGTGATACGGTTTCATTTTTATCTACCGCTCTTGGTGGTACTGGTTCAGAATCAACTGTTGTTGGTACTATTACTCATATTAGTGGTGGACAGGGTGGAACACTAACGGCAGAGATTGATATCATTGCGAAAGCAGATGTATATTCACAACCTAAGATTTCAAAAATTGTTGGTCAACAATTACCAGAATTTATCAGAAACGACCACGCTCTTTTTCAAACATTCATTGAAAAGTATTTTGAGTTCATGGAACTCACTAATACAACCGATGCTTCTAAACATGGCCCACTCAAAGTATTACAAGATTTTCTTGCTAAACTAGATGTTGATTTTAATGATGATGGAAGTATCAATACAGATGATAATTTTCTCAAAGAGTTTTATAAAGACTATGTAAAAGATTTACCTTTAGGTCAGACTGCTAAATTAAGTCTTGTCTTAAAGAATATTAATGACTTCTATACTGCGAAAGGTAGTGCAGAAGCAATCAAACTTTTGTTCAGAATACTTTATAATGAAGAAGTACAACTATTCAATGCACAGGAGTTCGTACTTAGACCATCTTCAAGTAAATGGCAACAAGATTATGTTGTTAAGGTTTACGAAAGAAAAACTTATATAAACGCGGATACAGAAGATTACGACCCACAGAATTTTGTTGGTCAACAAGTAGACCTTCATTACTATGAATCAGTTGGTTCAGTTACAAACTCTTATACAAAGAGAACAAGTGTTCAATCAGTTAAAAAGATTGCTTACACCAATCCCCAAGCATATGAACTTGTACTATCTGGAATAGACAACACTTTTAGTTTGCCAGGCCCAGGCGCTGGTAGTCTTTCAAATGATGAAATGCTTCAACCAGAAATAGCAGGGGATATAGGTACAATTACAGGAACAGGTGGAGGCGGTGCTTATAACACACCAGACCCCTCAGTAGTTGATGGTACATATAGTATTACTGATTCAGATTTTACTTCTTATATTGATGTTGATTATAATAATTCTACAGCAATAACCAAAGGAACATATGTAAAAGCAAACAACAAAATATACCTTGCTATTAATGATGGACTTACTAATGGAACTGGAACTGGGCCGAACCATGAGTCGGGTGACGAAACAGATGGTAATGTCAAGTTTAGATTTATTGAAATAACTAGTGCTACAGGACATTATTCTTCTGGTAGTTCTGGTGCAACATTTACAGTAGTTATCGCTGGTAACGCGGTATCTAGTGTTACGATGACAGACAATGGTACTGATTATTATCCAAATGAAATAATAGAAATTCCTGCTACCGAGTTTGGTGGAACAGGAACAGGGGTTAAAATAAAAGTTGCCAGTATTACAAATGGTAAAATAAAGAAAGTTCTTATTATTGATGGTGGTACTGGATTTGCTGCTAACCCACAGGTTGTCATAACTAAAAATGCTTCTGATACGATTACTACAGAAGCACTAATAGAAACTAGAACCACGAATGGCATCATAGACCAAATTCTATTTACAAATAACCAACAAGGAGCAGGATATAATAATTTACCAGACCTTAGAATATCAACAGGATTAACTCTTACATTTGTTAGTTTAGCGGGAGAAGTATTCCCAGATATTTCTAGTGGTGATGTTTATAGTGCCATGAAGGGTATTGTAACTAGGGTGTTGAATACTGCTAAATTTAATTCAATAAAAGATGGGTCAAGTACAACCGCTGGTGGATTTAAGATTGGTGATTCTTATGTTATCAATGAAACTGGTGGAGTTCTAGGTGTTTATGCTGTAGATTATTTTGCAGAAGATTACACACTAACAGGCGTATCTAATAATGCTTATGTAAGGGTTACATCGCTAGACGCGGTTGGATATCCTGCTACATTTGAAGTTCTCGCGGTAGGACAAGGATTTAACAGACAAGATTTCCAGATAGAACTGGAATCACCTACTGGTCAGATTGCTTTAGTTGATTTTAATACAGGATATAATGCAGTTCTCGGTGGAGTTGCTGGGGACGCTGGTGGGTTCTTATCGGATGCAAACAAACTATTTGATAACTTAGTTTATCAACCATTCGCTTATCAGATACAATCAGAATTACAAGCATCTGAATGGAAAGAGTATGTTAAACGGGCTGCTCACCCAGCTGGTTTCGCATTATATGGTGACTTACAAATTAAACAGGACATTGATTTCTCTGCTGGATTTACAGTTGAAACAGATGTTTACATGTTCTTCAAGTATCCAGACATTGAAGAAATTCTGGTACAAGAAACAGTAGTCAAAGATATTAGTATTGCAGAAGCAGGGCCTGATTCTATTTTCCCAGGCGATGCTCTTAATTCATTTGATATAGAAACTGCTCCTTCAGATAGTGTCGGAATTCAATCTGAGGAAGGCCCGTATACATTTGTTGGTACATCGGTAAGAGTTTATTACGCGACTTCAGATGGAACTGAAACTGGTGACCCATACTTTGTACAACATGCAACAGCATCGGATGACTATGTAGAAAGATTTGGTGTTGGTGACTA